GAGAGGGCGCAGGAGCTAATAAGAGCGGGGTTAGCGAACTGGACGGAAGAAGAGGCTACAGAGTTTTTAAACGGTCTGAAAGGGGCGTATAACGCCTCTGACCTCAACCGTGTAGAATCCGCCGTTGACTATGTTAAGAACAGATTCGCAATTATCGGATATGACGCTTTGAATTTTATCATCAAAAATACATGGTCAAAAAATGAGTTCATGGAATCCGAGGACGCAGAGCGGTATCTTGGAAATATAAAAAAGCTTCGAGAACAGTTCACCATGCCGCCCGGAACGCCCGTCGTTCCCGAGGACATGGAGAACTTCACTTTTGAAGAGGCGAACAACATCGAAAGAATCCTTGAAATCATCGACGAATATATTACCAAAATCGAAAAACAATTCTTTTATAGCGGAGATTTGTACGGAGGTGAATTATGAAAGATAGAGTACCAACCAAGCCCGGGCGCGTGAAACTGACACGCACGAATGGCACAAGCGAATATGCAACGCTTGAACGCGCGGACGAACCGACACAAACCGGCACGCCGATAAACAAAGCAACGCTGTTCAGCAGCGCAAACGAAGAGCGCTTCGGGTGCGAGCTTCCAAGTGAAGCTTTTGGGTTAATCGGCAAAGAATGGACGGTTACCATTCCCCAAAGCGGATGGTCTTCGTCGCAAACGAACGGCTATTACACGAACAAGGTCAATATTTCCGGCATGAAATCAATTTATAATCCGATTTTAAGCCTAAAAGTATCATCAGTAACTGTTATTGACGATGAACAAGTTGCATTCGGTGCTATAGATATCTGCGAAACCTATAACGGCTACATACTTCTAAAGGCACGAACAAAACCAGATATTTCATTTACAGTCAGATTGAAAGGGGTGTGATACGATGGGAAATGCAATCATAATGGGCAGCGGAAAAACGCCACCACCCAATTCAGTCGAAATTGAAGTAACTGCGGCGGAGGACATCAAGGCAGGAGAGTTTGTTGGGATGGAGCTGCAAACACCAACAACAGATGACTATGCAGATTTTACGGCATTTACTTTTTCTCAGTTAAGCGATGTTTATAACTTTCAGTCTAATGTAGACGTAGATGGAATTTATTTGTATGGAGCAACTGCTACTTCTAGTAGCATGACTATATGTTTAATACAAATATTTGACGATGGAACAATTGAACAAGGTACATCAGTTGTAATTTCTGGTTCCTCATACGCTGTCCAAGTATTTAGATTTGACAATTATATTCTCGTAATAACCAAAAAAGGAATGTATCTATATCAGATGCAAGGCTTAGAGCTAACATACATTTCAACAACCAATATAGGTACTGTGTATAATGGCTTGATAAATTCTACTGGTGTATTTGACACAAAAAATAATATTTTTACCATCAGTAAACGAATTTCATCATCAAATTTACATACACTTTTTTATAGGTTTTCAAATGGTGCAATAACTTTATTGCATGATGTATCTATGCCAAGTGCATCTACACATGTTAACGGCTTATGCTCCATCAAGAAGTCTTCTGGTTATAAAATCAGAGCAATATATGTCGATGGATACAATAACAAATCATACTTAAGAATATTCGATTGTGATAGTTCATTTCAAAATTGGACATTACAATCAGAACAAACGGCTATACCGAATTATATCTCCTCTAATGTCATTTTGGACAACTTAATCTATGGAGGAAATGATAACGGAGGTTTCTATGCGTTTCAAATTCAAGATGATGATTCAGTTGTTCGAATAGGTTTCGCTAACTTAGATAGCATCGAAGATCCTACTCTCTCAAGTGAAATACAAGCATTGTTGCCCGCTGAAATCGGATTTGCTATCTGTAATACTAAGTCATCTTCAATGTCGCAAATGTTTACAACATCATTTTTTTCAAAAGAAAACACTTCAAAAGAAAACACTGTAGAATATCCAACGAACGAAATAGTTCCTCCTGACTCAGCCTCTACAGATTGTATATTTTTCTTCACGTCGGCATTGAAAGGTATTTTAATATCAGGTACCCAATATAAAAATGTTGATATATGCAAAGCGAAAAAAACTGGAGTGGAGCTAACAGGAATAGCTAAAACATCAGCATTGCAAGGGAATAAATTAAAGATATGGATGTCTAAAGGACCAGCAATATCATATTTGCTACAAGACAATATGGACAAATAAAGGAAGGAGAAAATATGTTGTCAAATATTATCATAGAAAAAGAAAATAAAATAATCCGAGATATCGGGAATGTGACCGACAAAGATTCCTATTGGCTGATAAATCAAACCCGATATTCAAAACTATATTTTGACTTACATGAAAACATTGAAGTATCAGACGAAATCACACCATTCAAATACTGTTACACACCCGAACAAGGATTCTATGAGAATCCTAACTGGTCAGAGCCTGACACATCAAACACATTTGGCATTCCCAACGATGTCTATATGGCAATCAAAGAACAGGCAATACAGGAGGTACAAAATGAGCTTAACAAATAACCAAAAACAGTTAATCGAATTACTTTCAGGTACACTTCCGACCGCACCAGCAGAAATTGCACAGAAGAATGTTGATTGGTATAAACAATGGAGCATAGGTGAAAATCTGTCCGTGGGTGACAGAAGAGCTTACGAAGGAATCCTGTACGAGGTGGTGCAAGCCCATACCACGCAGAGCGGATGGGAACCGCCAAATGTACCGGCACTATTTAAGCGTGTGTGGACGGAAGAATATCCTGAATGGGTTCAGCCAACAGGAGCGCAGGACGCATATGCAAAAGGCGACAAGGTTACGCACAACGGCAAAAAGTGGGTATCCACAGCAGAC